GACCGTAATTTGCTCATAATAGCTAATAAGCAACAAACAACCACTGAGATAGTGGATAAAGTGGTTCAGGTCTTTAGAGGCTTGCCATTCTTCTTAAAACCAGGTATACGATCAATACAGGCGCTGGGATTAAGATTGGATAACGGATGTAACCTATATTCTCAGGCAACTACAAAAACGACCTCTATTGGTTTTACCATTCACGTTTTATACATTGATGAGTTTGCTCATATTCATCAAAAAACTGTAAGATCTTTCTGGAGATCAGTTTATCCTACCCTTTCATCATCTAAGGTATCTCAGTGTATTATTTCTTCCACCCCTGATGGGATGGACAACTTATTCTATGAAATTTGGGATAAGGCTAATAAGGGACTCAATAGTTTTGTATATAAGCGAGTCGATTATTGGGAGGTTGAAGGTCATGATGATGTTTGGGCGGAAAAAATGAAAGCTGACTTTGGGGATGAGGAATTTGCTCAGGAATTTGAACTAAGTTTCGATAGAAAGAGCAATTTGCTCTTATCTGGATCTCAGCTAAGCTGGATAAGGAGAATTTCCCGCCCGTATGTATATAAGGAATTAGAAAAGACCGAATTAGATGAAATGCTATTTAGGGAAAAAATGCTATGGCATCCATCTTTTGATCCTAATGCACAATTTGATCCTAAAAAATATAGATTTATTCTATCCAATGACATAGCAGAGGGAAAGGATGAGGAGGAATTAAAAGATAACGACTATAATGTAACATCTGTATTTCAGGTAGAGCTAAAATCATTAGTCAAATTAAGAACTCTAAGAAAGGATGAAAAGCTTATACAGAATATGTTTAGGATAAGACAGGTGGGTCTCTTTAGAGATAATATAGGAGATGAAGATGTAATGGCAAAATTAAATCAGGCTCTAGTTTTTGATCAGTTTGGAGAGGAAATATGTAAACTTGTAACAGAGGTAAACTTTAATGGAAAGGCATTTTTGAAGGCTTTTGCTAATCATGATTCGTGGTATGAAGATATAGTAATGCATTCATTTCATACCGCTCCTATTCCTGGAGAAAAGGAACCAAGAAAAAAGCCCGGATTTAAAACAAAATCGGATAAGGATTTCTTTTGCAGATTAGGAAAAAAATTAATCGGGACTAAAACAATTATTCCAACTGATAAAGAAACTCTTTCGGAATTCGGATCTTTTGGAAAGGTCAAAACAACATGGAAAGGAATTGCTAAACATGACGATACGGCCATGACATGTCTTAACATTTCAAGATTCTATTCTGAGTCAGAATATGCGGATTGGCTTTATGACTTTCTTGAAGGACTTGAGGATTCAATTGCTAAAAGATATGCTATGAATCTTCTTGAAGAGCCATACGATGATAGCGAGACCTCAGATAGCATGTTTGCGGCCATGTATTTGAATGATGAACAGAAATTATCGGAGGCTGAAAAAATAAGGGAAATTTTCATTAAGGAAAGGGGAACTAGATATAAGCCAGGAACAACATTTCCCTGGAAATAACATAGAAGTATAAAATTCCACGTTGTATCAAGAGATATATAATAAAACAGAAGTACTAAAGACAAAAAGAGATTTTCAAGGAAATCTATATGAATAAATAATAAAAATAATTTAATCAAATATGGCTAAACTTGCTTTAGATTTATCGCAGTTTAAATCCGCGGGCGTCTACACGATAGAGATTGATCAATCAGAGAGAATAGTTGTTACAACACAGTCATTGAGATTGTTCCCAGGTTTCTCCAAAGTAGGCCCTTTTAACGCTCCTGTTTTTATCAGGAATACAAGGGATTTGCAGAAATTTTATGGTGATCTTGATAGAAAACTAGAGAGAAAGGGTTCTTTCTTCCAGAGATCAATACAGACTGCTTTACTTCAGTCTCCTGTGTTTGCTATTAACCTTCTAAAAGTTAATGCAGATCCAACTGATGCTTCGATTGACACAGCTCAGGGTATCTCTTTATCAGTAGATTCTAGCAAGGGAAACTTTGGAATCTATACAGATAAATACGTAAATTATTTCAATAGAGAGAGATTTTGGAAAGCGGATTCCGAATATCTTCTTGGAATAGCACAAAATAAAGAGGGTGTAAATAATGCAGAAAGTGCTTCTTTAGTTCAGGTAGCTAACGTTGGTACTAAAACCCTATCATTTATTTTCAGAAAAGCAATTGGTCTTCAGGGATACGATGTATTTGCAAGAGACTGGTATGGTGCTGACACTAATATTCCTTATGAATGGATCAGACCATATGATAGGATGAAAGACTATTTCATTAATGTAATAGCTGTTGAAGGCGACTGGACTAATTATGCAGCTCTTTCTACAGATCCTTATTTTGCAGATTACTTCTCTTCAGAAGGTATTCTTCCCGCAAAATTGAATGACTTTTTAAATCTTCCAAGCGTAAATCTTATCGGATCATGGATTGGAACAATAATCCCTGATTTCAGAGATCAGACTGGAGCTAATCAGTATATTGAGGATATCGTTAATTCTTCAACACAGTTAACCGGTGTTCTTCTAAATGTTAATAAAGATGCTTTAGATCAGCTTATTTGGGACGAAGATCAGCAGCAGTGGGAAATGGGAGACGGATCTTCTGTTACCGCAGCTTCTTGGGTAATAGATATGGTAGGTCATAATCTTATTGATTATGCAGCTGACCCATCATCTAGCATTTCATCCCAGTTCTTAAGCTATGATATTGACGTATCGAGCTATCAGATTCACAGCGAATTTGATATTACTCTTTACGGATCAGGTCTATCTTCTGGTAAGAAATTCTATCTAGATAATGTTGCAGATGCTAGCGGAATAACAGTTGGAACTCTTGTTAAAAAGGATTCAACAACTACTATTCCTGGAGTTACCTATGTAACTTCAAAAGTATACACAACTGATGTTTCAACAGTTGGCTCTCCAAATGGAGTATACGTACTAGAAACTGCAGAAGCTATATTTGATAACTTATCTGCTACGACAGTTGTTACTCAGAAACCAATTGATGATGCAACAGTAACTACCCATTACCTATTCAAAAAACTTAATGGACTAAAACTTACTTCTAATCATCTCCCAGGATTTGATGAGAATGGAGCTCCTTCAATCGAAGAAGGCGTTGAGAAAATTTACTCAATGCTTGAAGATCCAGGAATTCTAAGAGGCCTTATGAATCCAGATATGATAAACTACAGATATGTAGTTGATACCATGGCTTATGGATTAAGACCTAATTGCGGTGGTAAAGTATATCTTTCCAGACTTGCAAAGAAAAGAGGAAAAACTACAGCTATTATTTCTGCTCCATCAATCAAGCAGTTTGCAACATCCCAGGATCCTTACTTCTGCGATATTTTTATCCCAGGCGTAGATCCTAAGCCTATCTTCTCTACAGAGTGGATAGCTCAAGGAGGTAACCCTGATATGCCTAGAAGCTTCAGATTTACTATTCCTGATGAGGATAATGGAAGCAGATATTGCGGAGTATTTGGACCATTCCTAAGATATGTTGAGGGTGACACCACAATCGATGTACCACCAGCAGCTGACGTTGCTAACGCATACATCAGAAAATTCTTAGGTGGAGATCCTTATGCAATCGTCGCTAACCAGAATGGAGTTCTATCTAATCCTAATTTAGGAGGCGTAGAATACATGATCGACAGATATGACAGAGATTATCTAGAGCCATTCGGATACAACTCAATTATTGAGAGAACCGGAACAGGTCAGATAATGATATATGCTAACGTTACATCATTCCAGGCTGTTAAGAGTGATTACAACTATCTACACGTAAGAGAACTTCTTAATACAATAGAACTACAGGTGGATGAAGCTCTTCAGAACTTTGTATTCCAATACAATAATCCAGTCATGAGACTTAATGTCGTTAATACTATATCTCCAATTCTTGAATCTATTAAGGATGCAGGAGCACTTTACAATTATGAGATTGTAATGGATGAAAGTAATAATACTTCAGATATTGTTGAC